ATGACGGCCACGTCCTCCTCGCTATCTCGGTGGCCGATGCCGAACTTCTCTTCGCCACCGAGAACGCCGGCGTCGACGGCTCCGTTCCGGGGGCGCTCCCCTGGAACCCCGTCGGCGGCGCGGGCGCCTCCCTCGCTTTCGCTGGCTACACCGAAATGCCTGCCGGCCCCGCCACCGTGCGACATGAGAAGGTCCACCAGTACAAAGGCAAAGACCCCGAGTTTGTCATTCGGTTCCCGACCTCTCGGCTTCCCCCGCGCGAGCCCACAATACCCTGCCCCGTCGACGACCGCCTGACCTACGTCCACACTTGGCCGCAATACAAGCACGCCGTCAACGTCATGCTGGCTTCGTGGTACTACACCCCCCTCCAGGCTGATCCTAAGGTCATTAACGAGTCCATTTCTATAATGCATCTACTTCTTAACAAGCGTCCCGTGATCCGCCACGCCGAGTATGCCACGAACCAGTATCTCGAGGCCGTCGCGGCCGGACGTTTTTCGCTCCCGCCCGCAGCCTTGTTCAATGCTGGGATCTTCGACGACAACACCGAGGTAAAACAGGCACAACTCTGGGTCCGGTACGCCGAGCGCTCCGGTCACGTGAAGGTTTTGCGGCCGCTCACTCCTGACGAGATCAACGCCGTCGAGCAGGCTCCCCTCTTCACGAATCCATTTGAGCCCGGCTTCGCAGTCCTCGCCAACCAGCCCACCCCCGTGGTGCCTGGGCCGGCCCCGATCACACCGCCTGACCTCCCGAAACCCCGTTGTCACAAAGCTCCCAGTCAGCTCGACCGCCCCGTCGGCATGCAAGCGCGCCCCCATACTGCCGAATTTCGCCGCGTCTTCCAGGAACGCCACCGGAACGGGATGCCGGTCGTTCTCCCGAATTTCGAGCAACCTGGCATCTACGTTGAGGCCCCGCGCGCCGCCCACAACGATCCAATCGACCGCGACGAAACAGATCATCGTCCTGAGTTCCGCCCTCCTGTGCGCCACAAGGGTCCGATCGAGCCGCGCCTCATCGACGTCATCGCCCAGCACCTCGAGATCCCCCTCGAACACGTCGGAGAGTTGACCGCCCCCCCTCCCGGCGTGGAGCCCGGGCCTCACCCCAACAGTGCCTTCCTTCGCGACGTCGGCGACGAGCTCATCTTCAATTATTACGTCGGTAATTTGCTCCACTGGGCTCGCGGACGCCCGGTCAACGTGGTTGACATAGGCGGTAAAATCGGGACCCGCGCTCATTTCAGTCGTCGGCTCGCTCAAGCGGGGGTCCCCCACACCTGGGTGCTATGCCGACTCGACGCCGACCCTTACGACCGTTTTGTGTGGGAGGATCTCCGGGAAGCCGCCCCACCTCCCAACGGAGTCGTCTGGCACACTCACCGCGCCTCCTGGACCACTTGGACCGCTCCCGAGGGCTCCTTCACTCTCTTTCTGCACGCCGACACCGTCTATTACTACCGCGACATCGTTTCGAAGCCTAACGAAATCCACCTCGGCCGATACAACGAGTACCGCGGTCTCAGTGGTGAGACCGATTACATGTTCGGGGAGATCAAGGTCAAGCCGAAGGGTGACCTTATCGTCGTGAGCGCTCGTGGCAACGGCAATGATTACGAGCACCCGAACCTCGCTCCCGACGCCCGTTGTCTCGCCCGCGACTTCCGGATCATTGACTTCGACGGCCTCCGTATGCACCTATTCCGCGTGTCCCCGGGCGACGCCATGCTCATCCCCTGGCGCCCCGCTCCTCCCGGGGCTAGCGACGCGAAAGTCCTACGAACCGCTATCTCTATGCTCCAGGCGGATCCTTCGATCACTATCACCGCCCTACGCGCCGCGTACCCCGACGTCTCCAAATATAGCACCTCCTCGCTCTACGCCGCCCTTGCGCAAGCCCAGTTCGCCCTCGAGGTCACCCCTTACCGTTCGGACTATCGTCTCTCCGCCGGATGCCTCGAGCGTTTCTCCATCCGCACTCGGTATTTCTTGCGCTCTCTATGTCGCGAGGCTTCCTCTCTCTGCGCGCTTGCCGCGGTCGCTTTTACCTCTTG